TAAGAAGAAGACGAAGAAGGATGTGCGAGAAAATGCTCGTGCTCTTAAGCGTCTCAATATTGCCGCAGAGAAGGCGAAGAAGACGCTTTCGGCATCTACTACAACGACCATTGAGGTTGAATCGCTCATGGATGGCGTGGATTATAGCACTACGCTAACACGCGCAAAGTTTGAGCAACTTGCCGACAAGGTATTTACTAGAACTCTTGAGCCGATTGATAGGCTTCTAAAGGACGCGAAGATGTCTAAAGGGGATATTCACGAGATTGTACTTGTTGGTGGTACGACACGTATTCCACGAGTCCAGGAGCTACTTTCCAACTACTTTAACGGAAAGCAATTGAATAAGTCACTGAATCCCGATGAAGCGGTTGCTTATGGCGCAGCCGTTCAGGCATCTATTCTAACAGGACAGGGCAATGCTAAAACGAATGAGTTGCTTCTTCTTGATGTAGCTCCTCTGTCGCTTGGCATTGAAACGGCTGGTGGCGTGATGACAAAAATCATTGAGCGTAATACTACGATTCCTACGAAGAAGTCGCAGACGTTCTCAACATTCGCGGACAATCAACCTGGAGTTGATATCAAGATTTACGAAGGTGAGAGAGGATTCACGAAGGATAACAATCTTCTAGGTAGTTTTCATTTGGATGGTATCCCCCCGATGCCCCGAGGACAACCGCAGATTGAAGTATCGTTTGATGTTGATGCGAACGGTATTATGAATATCACGGCAGAAGAGAAGACGACGAAGAAGACGAATAACATCACCATTACAAATGATAAGGGCAGACTGTCAAAGGAGCAGATTGAAGAGATGATTAAAAAGGCCGAGGATTTCAAGGACGAAGACAACAAACTGAAGGAGAAGATTGAAGCGAAGAATGGCCTAGAGAATTACCTGTATAATCTTAAAAACACGATGTGTAAGCGCGAAGATTCACCGCCCATCCTTGAGGAGGTTAGCAGAGAACTTGGGCCAATCGTTGATGAAGGTCTTAAGTGGTTGGAAGAGAATGACAAGGAAGATACAGATGTCTATAAAGAAAAACAAAAGGAACTTGAATCAAAGGTGAATCCATTGATGCAGAAGCTATATAGCGGTGGGGCTAATGCTGGCCCAGGCTTTCCTAGTGGTATGCCCTCAACTGACGAGGCGGACGAAGAGGATGATGCGGATGACAAGCCAATTAGTAATACTCGTGATACTCGTGATACTCCTGTAATAGACGAACTAGATTAAGAATATGTATCCACAACTACGTTGACTACGTTGACTACGTTGACTACGTTGACTACGTTGACTTACTTTCGTAACATTGACATGAAGATAGGGATAGACATCAAGGTGAATATAGACATCAAGGTGAATAGTATAGTAATACCAACGAATGCCGCTAACACGATATTATAGATGAAATATACTTCGCGCTTAATATCTTCGCTACATTCACAATTTATTTCTTTTAATTTATTAATAAATATTATAGATATAATGATATTTAGGAATCCCATGAAACTTACCAATGTAACAAATATCCTGTAGAAGACAAATATGCCACTTGTAAGGTCGCTCGCTCCAAGACCATTAGAATAAAGGTATATGTTTATAAACATAGAGATTATCATAATGGGTATGACGATTTGTAAATAGTATTTTATATATAGTCGCATCCAGGTATTACTACATTTACAGTCAATTTCCTCTAATCGGTATATCCACATTACCGCATATACGTTGATAACTAGCGCTATAAGCCCCGAAAATATAGCGAATAACTGGGCGCCTGATTTAATATGCGGGGATACTTGGCTACCTACACCACCTGGGCCTCCAGGACTTCCAGGAATCGGCGATAATTTGCTTAATGCCTTTGCGACGGACTTCTGTGCTTTAGACGCTTTAGACGATTTAGACGATTTAGATTTACGAGGTGCCATATTTATTATATTCTACTTTTTACAAGATATTTTTTTATTACAGCGCGTATATATAAATGTAGCAAATGTATAAATCATATGTATATAAATATATAAATAGAAAAATATATAAATGCAGGGAATAGAAAACCTAGGTTCTACATGCGCTATTAATAGCCTGATTCAAATCATATCTAGGAATGATATTCTCCGCAATATTATGTTAAATAATGATTTTGCCAACGATACTATATCAGGTCAATTGAAGGAGATTATTGATTTAATGTATGTCAGGAACAACTCTATAATTCCTCGCAAGTTTTTAAATACCTTATACAGCGTCTTTCAAGGCATCTTTTACCACGGAGAACAGATTGATATAGGAGAACTATGGACTTTCTTAAGCGATAAAATAACAGAGGAGATTACGGATATGAGCCCTGTGAGCACCTCTGCGAACGTCCTAGAGGACTGTTTGACAGAAGGCGTCGTATATAAGAGCGATGCGGACTTCAATAACGCGATTGTTAATTGTAAAGCTCTAAAGAAAAAATACGAATATTATTACAATATATTTAATAAAAAAACCTCTATATGGCAGAAAAACACACAGGGATTCTATTTGAATACCACGAGGTGTCTTCATTGTAATTTAACCTTCTATAACTTTGAACCATTCACCTCGCTTAATATAGATATTCCAGCAGATATGCCGAATCCAAGAATATCAGATATGATATCCGCATCATTAAAGGAGGAGGTTATACACGACGAGGAGGTTATAAACGACGAGGAGGTTATAAACGACGGATGGTTCTGTTCTAAATGTAATAAGAATACGTCCTATAAAAAATCTACAAAATTATGGAAGTTACCTGACGTATTAGTAATAATAATTAAAAGGTTTATAAATATACAGTTGAAGAACAATGTGCCTCTTACAATCAATGAATATTTAAACTTTGCCAAGGGAAGCATATTGACAAATAAAAAAGACGTCATCTATACGTTCTCTTCAGTCGCTCTACATTTTGGCTCATTGAACGGAGGGCATTATTCGGCTATCTGTAATACGCCTGACGGTAGCATATTGTATGACGATAGAAACGTCGTAAAAATAGATGCGCAACATATCACGAGTTTTATGGATAAAAATACAAATGCCTATATGATTGTATTCAATAAGAAAAAAGATACAACGGAGACATAGACATAGACCTAGATATCCTTGTTTAGTTTAGTAGGTAATCCGTGACCGAAGAGAATCATATAGATTAGCACAACAGACGCAACCAATATACTTCTATACTCTGCCATTTTAGGGTTCTGTTTAAAAACGAAGACCATTAGCATATAAAGGACGAGGCCTATAACGACGGAATGTAAAACCATCATAAGACCTCTTTCCATTTTTATTTTTATTTACTACCTGCTACCTCTATTATATGCTAGGAAATAAAATAAAATACCGGCCATAATAATAATTATAACCATAATAATATTTTTCCCAGTTATACCTCGGTATATGGTATATTTGCTAACAACCTCTGGGTATAATTCGCCAGCAAGATATATGGCGTTTGATACGGCGCTCTCTATCGTCGTATAACTTATATAACTTTTCCCGTTGTGCGTCCCTAGATTATATAGATTGTTAATACCGCTGTTAAACGGTATGTACTTCTCGCTATATACGTTGAAATACGCATTGTCCTTACACGCCCATTTATTTTTCACAGGGTCATAGTAGTTGTTGGGATTTATGATAGCCTTATAGTCATCTGTCAAATTGGGGAATACGCTCTCTTTAATTTGCCGATGAACCTCTTTAATTATTTCATCCGCCGAGCTTTCATTTGCCTTCTTATAAGTTACTCTGCTGTTTTTATCACATATACTAACGGCGACACTCAAGACCGTAGGTTGCCCTTTCGCCACATAGAGTGCTTCTCTAGCCTCGTCCGTCTCGCTAGCATCGTAAGTATAGCGCTGTGAATCTCGCGAATCTCTAGAATCTCTAGAATCTCTAGAATCTCGTGAATTACTCATATTATCTATGATACCAGCGTTATCAATTATACCGGCGTCACTAGAGTTATCAACATTATCCATATAGTCGCTCAAGTTTATGAAAACGATTCCCCAATCTGTGTCAAATGTCAGCCCATTTATAGTAGGTAAATGCTTGTCTTCCTTAAAATGATACGTAATAGATATATAATCTATATATCGGGTCTTTTCAGCCCACCTCTCAATGTCATTGTAATTACCGAAAGCATTTCGTAACTCCCTCTCGTATTTAATGATATTTAAGAGGGCTACTGGAGGCACCGCAAATACCAATTTACCGCATCTTATCTTCTCGCTATTACTCAAGGTTACTGTTTCCACATTGTTATTTTGAATATCATAATCTATTATACCGAACCCAAGCATAAAATCAACTCCGCGATTACTTAAAAACCTCTTCCATGTACTAAAAAGCAGGATATCTAGAGGCGCATTCGGTTGATATATTTTCAACATCGGGATGTTGTCAGTTATCTTTAATATTTTATTTAGACTGTAGGTATATACGTTGCCACCGTCAGTAAAACGACACATCCTGTCAAATATATCTATGACCTTCAGTGAAAATCCGTATCCTCTCAAATACTCATATAGACTTATGTCTTTCCCATAGTCGTCGTCTATAACAAACATTAGGTACGTCAGCGTAAATATCATTAACTCATAAAAAGTATAATGAGGTAATATTTTGCTATTCGCTACATCAAGAAACGAGTATTTATATTTGACGAACACGTCATCCCGCTTTAGCCCCATCTCTTCCATAAGGTTAAAGAAGTTGTAATAGAGGGACATATAGATGCGTGGGCCGTGTTCTGTAAATAACCCGTCGGTGTTCCGCTTAACACGATGGCATCCGCCAATCTCCGTTTCCTTGTCAATGATTAGTATCCGTCTATACAAGGAACTTGAAGTATGCGCTAGCGCCAACCCCGCAGGACCAGCCCCTACAATAACCAAATCATAGTATCTCATTCTTTTCCTAGTTATAGTTATTATATATTATAGTTAATATTATAGTTAATATTATAGTTAATATTATAGTTATAAAATAAATATATCTTATATAAACAAATAATATCATAATATAAAAAGATAAGATGGAATATATTACAAACGAGGTAGTTGATGTCTCTTTTAATGGCAACGACGAATTTACTATAACCTATGACAATAACCTTACGGAGACTCTTGTGAAAGGCAAGGAGACTTATGACAAGATGTATAAGGAATGGCTCAAAGAGCAGCCGCCATTTATATCAGACATATATAAACAGACGATGAATAACATTATTCTGTCGTCAATCCACAATAACAAGAAATGTATCGCTGATTTGAATGGATTCTTTGTGGCAGATAACAAGGATGAGGTTCTCAAGTTCATTAAATATATGAGGACCCGGGATTTAACGCAAGAAAAACTCAAATGGAACAAGCCATTCAATGAACTGTATAACAAGGAAGATAAGGCGCCAGCCACCGAACCTGTTTAGGCTACTCCTCCTTTCAAGATTCTAATCTTCAAGATTCTAATCTTACTGATACACCGCTGTCGCCGTGTTTGTCGCTCACTATATCATAACCACCCAAGTAATTATGATTCGCCATCCAACTATATAAACCAACTATATCTTCGTGGTAGTCGTCTGGGTTTAGTTTAAGAATATCTATCAATTTAAAAGAGTAATAGAAGAGTTCATAGCCGAGAATAATCGTCTTCTCTAAATCTGCCCTACACAACAATTTATTTTTATCTATAAATATTCTTAAGGAGTTTTTATCTTTATACAGGGCTTTATATATCCCGCTATTTTTCCTTTGTAATTTATAATTTATTCGCTCCACATTATCATCGTCGTATATAATAGGCGCAAAGTCCTCCAGTACAGTCTTACAATACCTGAATCTCTTTATAAAATATGTGATAGAGTACTCTATGTATTTGATTTTTGCTAAACTGCTATCGGGTCTTGTATAATATTTCCTATGTAAATAGATATCATTCACGCTAAAGCCGCCGCTAATACCGCCGTACATATTGAAATGTAATTTAGATTTACAAAGAAGTTCGTAAAAGTCGTATAACGATTTATGATTGGAAATTGCGATATCTTTTAGAGTATTCGCAAAAACCGCTTTGTATATAATGGATTGAATATCATCTGGTAGGTCTAGTAAATAGTTTGGGACTCTGTGGAAATCAGGATTCATGTGTGTATGCTATTAAGGTATGTTAGTCAATTTTATATTTTATATACTAAAAAATGATTTAGATATTAACATATTAACATATTAACATATTAACATATTAACATATTAACATAAGTATAAGTAACGTAAGTAACGTAAGTAACGTAAGTAACATAAGTAACGTAAGTAACATAAGTACAAATGCCAACATATTTAGATATATTACCAGAGGATATACGCTGTGTCATATACAGACATCTTTATACATCTGTATTAAGGGATATGAAAAGAGACAGCGTTTATAAGAACACAGAATATTTTCACAAGTTACTAGAAGTTACTGGGAATCCGCTCATCTATGATTTAGATTACTTGGGGATGTTAAATATCACTAGCGTATATGACATCTTTAAGTATAGAAAAACGAAGATAGAATATGACGAGCTATTTTGTCCAGAAACCGCAATCTATCAACGGTCGCATTTTACAAAAGATTTAGACATCGTTTTAGATAATATTGAAATATCTAATGAGGTGTTTTACGCTCTCTATAAATCAAACAAGAGATATTATAGATATTTT